CCGATCTATAAGTCCCCTTTTTTTGGAGAACATATGTCATACGAACAACAAAAGCTCAAAGGCAAACGCCCAGAGCCTAAAGTACAAAAGAAATCAAAGTAGTTTCTTCAATTGACGGTCTTTATAGATCGTTGATTATCAACGTCAATAGGAGATTTTTATGGCTAATCCAACACGCTTTCGCAATGGTGTTACTAATAACGACAAAGGCGTTCTTGCTAATCTGTCTACTGTAGATAATCAAAACATTCTTATCTACCAAAATGATTTTTTAACTTATAATTCTGGTGATTGGACTGTTGTTGCTGGAGGTGGTTCTAGCTCTTCAGCTCTGTCCACAACTATTGTTGGTGGTGCTCTTGCTCTTACTTGGAACACTTCTGGTGTTCAGTCAAACACTCTTAAAGGTGGAGCATATGCATTTAACCCAACCACTAGTTCAGCTTATGGAAGCCAATTTTGGTTTGAAACTGGATTAGTTCTTCCTTCAGACACTTCTGCTCCTTCCTATGTTATTGGCATGGTTAAAGGTGCTCCATCGTCACCTACTGATGGTGTATACTTTACAAAAGCTGCTGCTGGTAACTGGAACTTAGTCATCAAAGCTGCTGCTGCTTCAACAACCACAATTGACCTTGGTGTTGCTCCAACCAACAGTGCTCGTAGCTCAATTGGTTATTATTATGATGCTAAACCAGCTCCAACGTTGTTTGTGTTCCTTGATGGTAATTGCATTGGTACAGTTGGTTCATCTGGCTCGTTAAGCACGACTGGATTAAACAATCTTCCTGCAAACACTATTCTTTTAAACCCGTCGTTTCAAATTGGCACTGCTGCTGGTCCACTAAACATTGACTACGTTACTGCTGCTTGCGAAGTCTTTGGTCGCGTTTAATAGGAGTGACACATGGCTAACGTAACTTCTATCCAGACGTTAGTGGATGGTTCTCGGAATGTGGTGGTAAAATATGAAGGAATCTTGGACACCTCTGACATTGCTGCTTCAGGGACCATTGGAACGGCAGGATTTACTACCACCACTGGTTCTCCTAATATTACTTTTACTGCTGGTTCCTTGGTTCCTACAGTAGGGCAATATTTAACTTTTAGTGATGGTACAGCTACATTTCCTGCTAATACTTATGTAGTATCCATTACTAGTTCAACAGCTATTGTAGTAAGTAATAATGCTACAGCAACTAATGCTGCTGCGGCTAAAACTATTACTGGTACATCAGGTGCTATAGTTGTTATTGATCCTGCAAAGCTTTCGCAAATTGATAGTGCTACTAACACCAATGCTTCTACAATAGCAATTAAAAAAATCTATTATGACGTAGAAGATGCTTTAGCAGTTAATTTGTTTTGGGAAGCTACTAGTAACACTCGTATTTGGGAATTAGCTGGTCGTGGTTTTATTAAAGCTGACAAATTCGGATTTTTAGTTAATAATGCTGGAGCAGGTAAAACAGGAAGGTTAGTAGCTACAACTCAAGGATGGACTGGTACTTTAAGTTTTTCCATTATCTTAGAGTGTGTTAAGCAGTAATGACCTACCGTCCTACATACGATAAAGGAAACTGGAAAGCTATTTGCGATGCTTGTGGCAGAGAATTTAAAGCCACACAGCTTCGCAAACGGTGGGATGGTTTTATGGTATGTAGTGACGATTGGGAACCAAGACAACCACAAGACTTTGTAAGAGGTGTAGCAGACTTTCAAGCTCCACCTTTTACTCGTCCAGAATCATCAGATACGTTTATACCGTTTAGTTATTATTCATCATTTAGTGATGATCCAATAAATGTAAATGAATCTAATGCAAAAACTATTAACAAAAATATTGTTAATAACATTGATGCTAATGGACTTAACGATGCAATATTAAATGCTATTGCACTTAATGCAACAAACATTACAAACGATTATGGTACAGAAGCATTTGCTTTATCAGAATCGTTCATTGCTGTACTTGGTAGAACAATAAATGAATCAATAAGCATTGCAGAAACAACTAGTCTTGCGTTTGCAACATCTGCTAATGAAACTATTTCATTAGGTGAAACATCAATATTTAATGATGTAGAATCAACAAATGAATCAGTAAGTTTTGCAGAAACAACAGCATTTAGTGCTGCAACAAGTCTCACAGATTCTTTATCAATATCAGAATCAACAACATTGTTTTTAGGTAGTCAAACAAATATTAACGGTGCTGCTTTAAATCTTTTTTCTATAGGATAAATTATGTTGAATGAAACTCTGCCTTTAAAAGGCAAACTTAGTCTGACACTAACCAACGAACATGGTGAAGTAAAAGACTCTCGTGAGATTAATAACCTTATTGTCCAAGTAGGGAAAAATTTTCTTGCTAGTGCCATCATTAATAGTAGCACTAGTCCTTTTACTTACATGGCTATTGGTACTAGCGGTACTGCTGCAACAACATCTGACACTGCATTAGGATCGCAACTTGTGCGTCAAGTGTTTAGTTCAAGCAGCGTTTCTACTAACGTTGTTACTCTTAGCACTACATACGCTGCTGGTACTGGCACAGGTGCTTTACAAGAAGCTGGCATTTTTAATGCTTCTTCTGGAGGCACAATGTTGTCACACGTTGTGTTTAGTGTTATTAACAAAGGTGCTTCAGATACTCTGACAATCACTTGGACCATTACGGTAGGCTAACATTATGGTAATGAAATTTACTAATAACGCTACGTCTACGTTAGCGTCTGGCATTGCTAGTGGAGCTACTTCTCTTACTGTAGCTACTGGAGATGGAAGTAAATTTCCTACACTTAGTGCAGGAGATTACTTTTATTGTACCCTAGCTAACGTTGGTGGAACTATTGAAATCATTAAAGTTACTGCTAGGTCTACCGACAGCTTTACTACTATTGTTCGTGGACAAGATGGCACATCTGCCGTGTCTTGGAGTGCTGGAGATAAGGTAGAGCTACGTCTTGTTTCTGCTTCATTAAATGATCTTCCAAAACTTGATGAAACAAATACGTTTACAGCACAACAAACGTTTAGTGGTACAGCTCCAATTTTTTCTACGTTAAGTGGATTAGTAAAAGCTAATAGTAGTTCTACTTCTACAGCAGCTACTGCTGGCACTGACTATTTGGCTCCTCCTTCTGGTACAGCTATTTTAAAAGCAAATAGCGGTGGAGCATTAGCTAATGCTACAGCAGGTACAGACTATGTAGCACCTGGTACAGCAACTAATTTTACTAAACAACAATATTTTGGAAACAGTGCTTTAACAGATGCTGCTACTATTTCTTGGGATGTATCAAGTGCTCAAGTAGCTACATTTACTTTTGTATCTAGTAACCGTACTATGGGTGCTCCTACTAACTTAGTAAATGGTGGCTATTACGGTTTAGCTGTTATTCAAAACAGTGGTAGCAACACTTTAACTTGGAACAGTGTGTTTAAGTGGACAGGTGGTGTAGCTCCTACATTATCTACCGCAGCTAGTGCTAAAGATTATTTTGTGTTTAGGTCTGATGGTACTAATTTATATGAACAAGGTCGTTCATTGGCGGTGGCCTAATGACATTACTAGTAACAGGAGCTAATAGTTCTAGCGGCTATCAGATCAGCCGCAGCGTTCGGTTGCGTCAAGCTGCTTCTGCTTACTTTAACCGCACTCCATCAAGCAACGGAAACCGTCAAATAATGACGTTTTCGTTTTGGATGAAACGTGGTTTGTTGACTTATGCTTCTAGCTATCTTACTTTGTTTAGTGCTTATCCGGTTTCATCTTCTGTAGATATAATTGCATTTAGTCCAAGCAGTGATTCTTTGCGTATTTTTCTAAATGGTTCTACAAGCGCGGACTTAATTACAACGCAAGTTTTTCGTGACCCATCCGCTTGGTATCACGTTGTTGTGGCTATTGATACTACACAAGCAACTGCATCCAATCGCATTAAAATGTATGTAAATGGCAGTCAAATTACATCTTTTTCTACTGCAACATACCCAACACAAAATTACAATACTTATTGGAACAGCACAAGTTATGCTGCATCAATCGGCGCTAACTTAAATGGCCCACAATCATACTTTGACGGCTACCTAACCGAAATCAACTTCATCGACGGTCAGGCTTTAACGCCATCATCGTTTGGCGCAACCAGCACGACAACTGGCGTGTGGGGGCCAGCTAAGTACACCGGAACGTATGGAACCAATGGCTTTTATCTGAACTTCTTGGATAACAGCAATAACACTGCTACGACCATCGGTAAGGACTATTCGGGCAACGGCAACAACTGGACACCGAATAACATCTCGGTGACTACTGGCGCTACTTACGACTCAATGGTTGACACGCCGACACCGTATGGCTCTGACACTGGTGTTGGTGGTGAGGTGCGTGGTAACTACTGCGTAATGAATCCTGTTGCTAAAAACAGCAGGGTTTCTTGTATTACAGGCAACCTTCAAGTATACGGAGATAACACAGCTAACCACCAAATTGTTTATGGCACTTTTCCAATAACTACAGGTAAGTGGTATTGGGAAGCGACTATCAATAACCCCGGTTCACCTGTAAACATTATCGGTATTCAAAGCTACATTGGCTTTGCTGATGGAACATATTGCGGTAGCAGTGGCAACGGCATTGGCTGGGGCTATTCAAATGCCAACGGTAATTATTACGCAAGCAACTTCACCACATCAGGAACAGCACCTGCTTTACCCAACGGAACCATTGGTATTGCATACGACGCTGACGCAGGAAAAATTTGGTTTAGAACTAACACAGGCTCATGGCATCAAGGCGACCCTGCTGCTGGCACGTCACCAACAGGTACGTTGTCAGGCACAGCAACGACAATGATGCCAGCGGTATCGTTTTATGTTTCAAACGGTGCTTATGATTTCAACTTCGGTCAACGTGCCTTCAGCTACACAGCACCTACAGGCTTCAAAGCCCTCTGCACTCAAAATCTGCCAACGCCGACGATTGCGAATGGCGCATTGTATATGGCTGCTAGTTTGTATACAGGTAATGGGACTAGCTTAGCTATTACAAACACGGTTGGTACAGCATCATTTCAGCCTGACTTTGTGTGGGTGAAAGACCGTTCGGCTGTAAAAGACCATATTTTGACTGATGCTGTTAGAGGTGTTGATAAAACTCTATTTTCAAGTACCACTGATTCTGAACAGACAAGCTCAACTAGAATAACTTCGTTTAACTCAAATGGATTTAGCGTTGGAAACGCATTAGGCACAAATACAAATGCTGATACTTATGTAGGTTGGCAGTGGAAAGCAGGTGGTTCATCATCATCCAACACTAGCGGCTCAATCACTAGCACTGTAAACGTAAATACTACGGCTGGATTTAGTGTAGTGACTTATACAGGTAACGGCGGTTCTAATCAAAGCGTTGGTCATGGTCTTGGTGTAACGCCGGGAATGGTCATTATCAAAGACAGAACGCTTGCAACAGCTAATTGGCTTGTGCATCATCAATCTCAACCAACAGGTTATACGTTATATCTAAATCTTACTAATGCTCAAGATAGCGGCACTACACAATGGGGTAGTAGCGCACAAACTAGCAGCGTTTTTTATATTGGGTTTACAGCAGGTGCTAGTGGCTCAAACAACAACGGTGATAATTATGTCGCCTACTGTTTTGCCCCCATCGCTGGCTACAGCGCGTTTGGTTCATGGACAAACAATAATTCAACTAATGGAACATTTACCTATCTTGGTTTTAGGCCACGTTTAATCATACTGAAAAACTCAGACAACGTAGAGTCTTGGTACATTTGGGACAGTTCTCGTCAGATTTATAACGTAGCAGCACCTGCTGGTGCTGTATGGATTTCGCCTAATTCGTCTAGCGGAGAAAACTCTACAAATACCTCAACGGCAACAATTGATTTGTTGTCGAACGGTTTTAAAATTTACACAACCAATCCGGCTGCTGGAGAGGTGTCGTTTGGAACAAGGTCATACATCTACGCCGCCTTTGCTGAAAACCCCTTTAAATACGCTCTCGCACGTTAAGGAGTAATTATGTTTTATAAAGCACCAAATCAATATATAACTGAAGGCAATCCTTTTGAAATAGATGGAGTTTTATATCCAGCTAATTGGATTAACTTATCCACTGCACAAGAAAAAACTGCTATTGAATTAGTAGAAGTTACTGATGCTAACACACCAGAAGACGATAAATTCTATTGGGTGTCTAGCACTTTAAATGGAGCTATTCGTACATATACAAATACTCCTAAAGATTTAAATGCATTAAAAGAACATTGGACTGTTGTTATTAATAACACAGCATATAACCTATTACAATCTTCTGATTGGATGGTTGTTAAAGCACAAGAAACTCAGACACCAATGTCAGATGCTTGGAAAACCTATCGTGCTGCTGTACGCACCACTGCTAATAGTAGTCGTGCTGCAATTGCGGCAGCTGCCGATGTACCTGCTTTACAACAAGCTGTTCTAGTTACTTGGCCCCATGATCCTAATTACATTGACGGCTAATGGATACATTAGATTTACTAGTTAAATGTTGGCCTTTGCTTCTTGCTATTATTACGTTAATCATTGTATTAAGTAAGCTTGATTTGCGTGTTGCTGTGCTTGAAGAAAAAATTAAAACTTTGTTTGAGTTGTGGAACAAACAACATATAAATAGGAATGACAAATAATGTTTCCATTAGGCGCAGTGTTAGATATTGGCAGCAAATTATTAGATAAATTTTTTCCTGATCCTGCACAAGCAGAAGTTGCTAAACTTAAACTATTAGAAATGCATCAAAATGGTGAGTTAGCTCAACTTAATGCAGATGTTGCAGAGCAACACGAGATCACTGCTAGATTACAAGCAGACATGAACTCTGATTCTTGGTTGTCAAAAAACATTCGGCCTATGACTCTCATTGCTATTTTAAGTGGCTATTTTGTTTTTGCTGGAATGTCTGCTGCTAAAATTGAAGTCAACACTGAGTATGTTCAGTTGCTTGGTCAGTGGGGAATGTTAATTATGTCTTTTTATTTTGGTGGTCGTACTTTAGAAAAAATTATGGACATGAAGAAAGATAAAGATGCAAAGTAATTTTGACAATGCATTTGCATTACTTATTGTATCTGAAGGTGGTTATATTAATGACCCCCAAGATAATGGTGGTGAAACTAATTGGGGAGTAACTAAAAAAAGTTGGGCTGACTATTTAGGTCGTGTTGTTAAAGATGGTGAAATGAAAGCTCTTACTAAAACAGATGTAAAACCTTTTTATAAAAAGATGTATTGGGATAAATGTCGTTGTGATGATTTGCCTTCTGGTTTAGACTATGCAGTGTTTGACTTTGCTGTTAATGCAGGTACTGGACAAGCGGCTAGATTTCTTCAACGAGCTGTTGGTGTACATGACGATGGTGTAATTGGTTCTGGAACAATTTCTGCTGTTAAAGCACATCCAGCCAAAGAGTTACTAGAAACATTTAGTAAACAAAAATCTGACTTTTACAGGTCTATTGTGCAGCGCACACCATCGCAAGCAAAGTTTTTAAATGGGTGGTTAAACCGTGTTACTGCCGTAGAAACAACTGCAACTACTATGATGGCATAACATGGAAGAAGAAAATAAATGGCGAATTAAAAAAGAAGTATCTTTAGGCGATTTAATTGCTTTTACTTCTGCTGTATTAGCTGTGTTGTATGCTTACTTTACTTTAGATAAACGTATTACTAAAGTAGAAGATGCTGTAATAACACAAGCTAAAATTGATGAAAGACAAGACCGAGAAGTAGCGGTGTTTCGTAATGATATTAAAGATGATTTACGAGACATTAAAGAACAATTGCGTGATGTACGCGACACTTTGAATAGACGGAAATAATGAGCACTACCTATTCTGTTACTAGAGATCAAATCATTACGTCAGCTTTATATAAGCTAGGCGTGTTAGAACTTGGTCAGACACCAGATGCTACTACGGTAAGCAACTGTGCTATGAATCTTAATCTTATGATTAAGCAATGGATGATTGATGGTATTAAAGTGTGGTGTGTTGTTGAATATACTTTGCCACTAGTTAATGGACAAAACAGTTACACCATTGGTCCATCAGGTAATTTAGTAGCAGATAAAAGCTTACGTCTTGTGCAAGCATTTTTGCGTAACATAAGTGTTAGTCCTGCTATTGATACTCCTATGCAAATTATTAGCAAACAAGAGTATAACATTTTAGGCAGCAAAGATTCTACAGGCACTCCTAATAGTGTTATGCATGATGTAAACACTACCTATAGCACTGTGTATGTTTATCTTACTCCTGATAGCACTGTTGCAACAAATTATCAAATGCATTTAGTTGTGCAAAAACCTATTGATGATTTAACAACTTCTTCTAGTGTTCCTAATTTTCCTAATGAATGGATGCTTGCTTTAGTGTGGGGACTTGCTGACCAACTGGCTTTAGAATACGGACTTCCTGTAAACCATAGAACTGAAATTGCTATGAAAGCAGAAAGCTATCGTACTAAACTTGAAGGATGGGATATTGAAAATGCTAGTACATTCTTTCAGCCAGACATGAGAATGAAGATGGGCGGGTAACATGCCAGTTGTTCGTGTTCCACTTACCCAAGAGATTGAAAGCCGCACTGCATCTTTAACTAAAGATAGCCGTAATGCTAATGGCTATTTTGAAGCACGGGATCAAAACACTCGTGATTTTGTTAAACGGCCTGGCTATACTAATTTAAACTTGACAGGAACTGCTCTTGTTGCAGATCAAGGACAAATATTATTTAAATACAATAATAAAATGTATTGTATTATTAATAACAGGTTGTCTCAAATTACTCCTGGTTTAGTTGTATCTACTGTAGGAACTATTAGTGGTGCAGTGCAAAATTGTTATTTTACAAACACCTCAAATAACACTTGGGGATTTTTTCATAATGGAACTAACGGGTACACTATAAACCAATCTAACACCCTTACCAGAATTGATAATACGTCTGTATACGCTGTTACGATTGCTACTGGTGGGTCAGGGTATGTTGCACCAACTGTAACGTTTTCAGCACCTCCTAGCGGTACTACAGCTACTGGTACAGTGAATCTTACTGGTGGTGTTATTACTTCAGTAACTATCACTAATGCAGGTAGTGGATACCTTACACCTCCGTCAGTTACTTTTGCAGACAGTGCTGGTTTAGGAGCTACTGCCAATTGTGTTTTGCAGGGATTTCCTAGTGGACCTTTAGCTACTGGAACTGCGTTTATTGATGGGTATGTTGTTGTAGCATCAACTGCTGGACAAATATACACCAGCGATTTAGAAAATGCTTCAATGTGGAATCCAATTAATTACACCACAGCTGAAGCAGAACCTGATCCTATTGTAGGAATCTGCAAACACCTTAACTACATATTAGTGTTTGGTGAGTGGTCTACTGAATGTTATTATGATGCTGCTACAAGCCCTGGAAGCCCATTAGCTCGTCAAGATAGTGCTAGATTAGAAATTGGTTGTGCTGATGGTAATAGTATTGTACAGTTTGAACAAGCTGTTATATTTGTAGGCAAAGCTAAGAGTCATGGTAAAAGTGTCTACATTATGGATGGATTGTCGCCTGTTAAAGTGTCTACTCGTTACATTGAAAAATATTTAAACGCAGATACTAATACAGACATTGATTCTTTTGTTTTTAAAATATCAGGACATACTTTTTATGTTCTTACTTTGCATGGACAAGATATAACATTTGTCTATGACGTAGATGAAAAA